AACTATTACAGAAAATGCTGACGGAACATATACAAAGACTGTAAAAGAAGAAAAAGCAGAAGATCTTTATTTTGATGATAGTGTTGTAGGAAAGGCTGAGAATCAAATAAAAGAAGATGCCGAAACACTTCAAGAATTCTGTAAAGAATTTGATGATCAAATTATTTCTTATAATGCCGAAATTAATGCAAAAAAACAAGAAATAGTAACCTTATCTGCAGAAGCACTCGAACGTAATTGTTGGTCAGGTATTGTTTATACTGCAACTACTACGGGAGGAGTAATAGCAAGTACAGGTGTCGGTGCCACTACAGAAAATGTTGGAAATTATACTCTTATTGAAGATCGAGATGCACTTGAGATCTATAAAAAAATGGCAGGTCCAAATTTAGATTATGGTGCAGAAAATCCATTTGATCCAACCAGTATTGTAACTTTAACCTCTTCTTACTCTGGATTTGGACATGAAAATATTCGAGATAATGGAAAAACTGTATCTAGTGATAATACTACAGAAGTGAGTGCAGATGATTATAATGTTGGAGGGGGAGGAGATGGCAGTAAAGAATATCTTACAAATTTTGAAACCTCCCCTACAGTAGGATCAGGTCAAAATGTATCATCAACATCTTCAAATCATATTGGTCCAAGAAACGTAGGTCCATTTAGTGCCTATGCTGGTGTTGGTGTTGCACCATATGCGACTAATACATCACTGACGGGAACTGCTGGTGCAAATAAATGTGTTGCTATTGCAAATTCTATTTCAACATTATCGTCAGAAATCACATCTCTCCGAACTCAAAGAGATGCTGCTGTTAATAGATCAAATCTCAATAAGGTAAAAGAAAAGAAGATGGAAAAAGAGTTGCAAAACTGGGGATCGAATAACGTTAAATCAAAACAAACTCAAAGAAAAACCTCAAATGCAGACGTAATTTCTGCCGTAGACGCAATGATTTGACCACTTCCCCGACTGGCACACTTGACACCGGCACTCAGATGCCTTATAATAACAAGGTAAGCAACCAAGGCACCATGCAAGACGAGTTTCTCACACGTTGTGTTGTAGACCCCACCAAACGCACAATCTACATCTATTCCAGTGAAGGAGACACCAAAGAAATTGTTTGTGATACTGTAGATCAGTTCATGAATGTTCTTGAGGTCATCCGTAATACTTGTCCAGAAGATGCCTTGGTTTATGCAGAACCACTGGAGGTGTAAATGGAGATTTTTACCCTGAAAGAATGGGAAGACAATTTTGATGAACTCTTAGAAAGAGTCGAAAACGGTGAAACCATAGGTATTGTAAGAGAAGATGGTAAGGCAGCAGTCATGATGCCTGCAGATGATGAACTAATACGAATACACACTGAGAACAATAACGAAGCTCAGTAGTTCATCATCAGGGAGTGTCGCATAATGGTTAATGCGCCCTGCTTATAACGGGGTCATCCGAGTTCAATTCTCGGCATTCCTATTAGTGTAGTTGTGATGTAAGAAAACACGCCTCTTCGGAGAGTATTGCAGGTATCAAACCCTGTCATCTACACTATCTGCTTCCTTAGCAATCTGGTGAATGCAGCAAACTCATAATTTGCCTAAGGAGAGTTCGATCCTCTCAGGAAGCATTAGGAACTTGAGACGTTCCAACCAAGGTGCTCATCGGTTCGGATATACCGAAACCCTGTAAGTGAGGATAAACCCCCTTGGATATTCACAACGGAAATTGTGTCTTACTCCATTATAAACTGTCAGTATACTGGGTGTAATGCCCACATAGCATACGGATAAGTGTAATGCCTTGCGAGTATGGCGGAATCGGTAGACGCACCAGACTTAAAATCTGTTGAGCATTGTGCTCGTGGGAGTTCAAGTCTCCCTACTCGCACTCAGGGGAAGGAGTTAGCCCCACTATATGTAAAGTCACTCTGCGAGAAATGAAGATTATATGATAGGGTTTTCTTTTGGTGAGTGACTAACATGAGGTTCCTGGTGGTGCGGGAACCTTTTTTTATGAAAATAAATAAAAGAAAGAATAATATTATTATGTCTTATACAGTAACCACAAAGAATTGTTGGTATAATGACTATAGGATGATAGTCAAGATGTTCTTCTTAAATGATGTTCCATTTACATTTGATGATTTGCCTGTGGGTTATTTTTATGATCGAGAAATAATAGAAGAAGCAGATAACAATAAAGAATATTCTGTAGAAGATATTTACAAAGGATCTAATTATTTGATTATGGAACAGTGTCATCCTTGCTTTGATGATATTGAGATATTAAATCCAGAGAACTTACCAGAAGAAATACAAAGTTTCTATAATGGAGAAGAGGATTTACTGAGATAAATAAAATATAGAAATGTCCTAGAAATCGTAATAAGATGCCACTCAATAAGCTTGACAATTTCATTAAGAATACTGAAGGTCGTATACTATATGTAAGTCCATCAGATTTAGACTCGACTGATAGTATTGATAATCAAGGTAATTCACTTGCTCGTCCATTTAAAACAATTCAAAGAGCAATTATAGAATCGGCAAGATTTTCATATGTCAAAGGAAGTAACAATGATTTAATTGAAAAAACCACCATCCTCTTAATGCCTGGTGAGCACGTAGTTGATAATAGACCGGGATTTTATATTAAGAATGTGAGTGGAGCATCTCAAGTTGTTTCTCCTGGAGGAGCATCAAGTGCAGCACAAACAACATTAGATTTAGATCTTGCTAGTAATTTTGATTTAACTCAAGAAGATAATATTCTTCATAAGTTTAATAGTGTTAATGGTGGAGTAATTGTTCCTCGTGGAACTTCAATTGTTGGTCTTGATTTAAGAAAGACCAAAGTGCGCCCACTTTATGTTCCCAATCCAACTGATGTTAATGTACCAAATTCTGCTATTTTCAGAATTACTGGTACTTGTTATTTCTGGCAGTTCTCTTTCTTTGATGGAAATGAATCCGGAACTGTTTATACTGACTCAACAAACTTTTCTGTAAATAATAAATCAAAACCAATTTTTTCTCACCATAAACTAACTTGTTTTGAGTATGCTGATGGTGTTAATCAAGTAACTGGTTATGATTTAACTGATCTTGATATGTATTATGCGAAACTTTCAAACGCATATAACACATCATCAGGAAGTCCAGATAGAAATATTGATAGTAAGTATCCTCAGGATCCTGATGGATTTGCAAAACAAAGACCTGAATGGGAGATTGTTGGAGCATTTGCATCAGATCCAATTTCAATTTCTGCAATCGAAGCAGGATCTGGTGGAACACCGAATAATCAGGTTACAGTAACAACAACAGTAGATCATGGTCTTACTGTAGGAACACCAATTAAGATTAATGGTGTCTCGCCAACAGATTATAATATTTCAACAAAAGTTCAAAGTGTTGATTCATCTAATGCAAGAATTTTTACTTATCTTCTTCCAACATTTAGAAAGAATCTTCCAACACCAGGAACTGCATCTGGAGCATCAGTAACAATTGAAACTGATACTGTATCTGGTGCATCCCCTTATATCTTTAACATCTCATTACGTTCTGTTTTTGGAATGAATGGAATGTTGGCAGATGGAAGCAAAGCATCTGGATTCCGTTCAATGGTTGTGGCTCAATTCACTGGAGTCAGTCTTCAAAAGGATGATCGTGCGTTTGTAAAGTATGATAAAACTTCTAGAGGATATGCTGGAATTAATATAACCAAACAATCTGGTGCAGATTTATCGAATGGATCATCATCTACAAATCCAGATCAAGTATATCATTTAGATTCTAATGCTGTTTATCGTCAAGGATGGGAGCAAACTCACATTCGTATCACAAATGATGCAATTCTACAAATTGTTTCTGTTTTTGCGATTGGATATAACAAACACTTCTCTATTGAAAGTGGTGGAGATGCATCTATTACTAACTCAAACTCTAACTTTGGACAATTGTCTTTGATTGCAGATGGATTTAAAAAAGAAGCATTTGCTAAAGATAATAAGGCATTTATTACAAATATTATCCCTCCAAGATCAACAAATGAAGCAGAAGAAAGTATTGATTGGTTAAGTATTGATGTTGGAGTTACCACTGCAGTTGGAGTTTCAACTCACCTATATCTTCGTGGATTTGAGTCGGAAGATAGTATTCCACCAGTTTTGACTCAAGGATACCGTATTGGTGCAAAAGTAAATGATAAGTTATTTGTAAATGTTGGTTCAGGAACCAGTGAAGCAAACATTTATATGCAGGATGGATTAACATCATCCACTAAAGAATTTAATGTTACTGCCAGTGCAGATAGCAAGTTGACTATTGGTTTAAATAATGGATTACAAACTGGAGAAAAAATCATTCTTCTGAGTTCTTCTGCCGATTATCCAGAAAATATTGATGCACATAAACCATACTATGTAATTTCCCTTTCTGATGCGACAGATGTTGCTGATAGACCTAAAATTCAATTAGCATCAACAAAAACAGATGCTGATAATAAAAATTTCATTATTTTTTATGGGGGCACTGACCTTAGAGTTGTAAGCAGAATTACTGATAAATCTGCCGGTGATGCTGGTAGTCCGGTTCAATTTGATTCTACACAAAATCGTTGGTATATTACGGTAAACACTACGAATGGAATTTATTCCACTTTAAACACTTTAGGTGTTGCAGGTATTGGTGCAGAAACTAATCCTACATTTATTAAGAGAGCACCAGACAATAGAAGTTTGGATGAAAAGATTTATAAGTTCAGAGTTGTTATTCCAAAAGAACTTATAAATGCAAAAACACCAGAATCTGGATTTATTATTCAAGAATCCAGCACAACCGGTGTCAGGGAAAATACAGACTTTACTTTATCAACAATTGGTTTAAATGATTTTGAATATAATAGAAATCCAAGATTTATTTCGGCATGTTCTCATAGCACAAATACTTCAACTGTAATTACAGAACTTCAACATAATCTTGATGTTGGGGATCAAATTATTATCACTAATGTAACAGATACTAATAACACTGTTGGTTCTGCGACTAGTGGATATAATGGAACATTTACTGTTGCAACAGTAAGCGCAGACAATATGTCATTTACATATTCAAATACAACTGGAAATCCTGGATTATTCAATAACAACACAAGCACCAGAAATCTAAGTCTTCCAAGATTTCAAAGAAATGATTTGCAGAGTAACTTCTATGTTTATCGTAATGAAGTAATTAATGAATATGTTGAAAATCAACAAGATGGTGTTTATCACATATATGCACTCAAAGCAGACAATAAAATTTCTGCAGAATTTACAGAATTGGAGTATGGTCAAAATGTTACTAATTTATATCCTCAAACTGATAGAGACAATGTAAATGATAATCCAGGATCAACTAAGTCAAGAGCACTTTCTTTTCCAATTGGTGATGTTAATACAAGTGATTTAAAAGGAAGTATCACCAGAGAATCTGCAGATTCTTTCATGACAAAACTTGGTGGCGGTCTTATTGTAGATTCTGTTTCACCAGATAGTGGTGGTATTTCAACTATAACATTTACTAGAAATCATAAATTTGCCGGTATTTCTACTGCGACACTTACTAGTGCAGGATCAGGAACAAGAACTAATGGGACATATTATAATGTAAAACTTTACAATGAAAATACATATTCAACTTGGAATGGTGCCACTGCACAAGTTGTCGTATCTGGTAATACTATTAATAGTTTCCATATTCAAGCACCTGGATCCGGATATTCTAATTCAGATACACTTTTCTTTGACAATGCTTCAATAGGTGGAAATCAGGATGGTTCTGTTACGGTATCAAATTCTGGTATCTCAACAAATGTTGGGGATGTAGTTCAGATTACTGGTATTGCAACAATTTCTGATGCATATTACAGAATTACTAATGTTCCAGGTGCAAATAAAATTGCAATTGCTAAAACTTCTGGTGATCCCTCTACTTTCCAAGGAAGCATTCTTCTTTCCAGTGGACCTTCAATTTCAGTAAGTTCTTCTACATTCCTAAGTGGTATTACAACCTTTACGTGTTCATCTGCACATGGATTGATTTCTGGTAATAAGTTTAGAGTAATTGATGCAAGTAGTAATAATCTTGGGGATTATCTCGTAAAATCTAAAGTAAATTTGAATACATTTACTGCAGAAACTACTACAGCACTAACAAGTCCAGCATTTCTATTAAAACATAATTTTTCATCTAATTCAGGTGTATCAGATTCAAGTTCAGAAAATCTTGCAGGTAGGCAAAATACCTTCTATAGTGGAGATACTTTCGTTATCAATAATGGTGGAAATACTATAGGAATCAATACTACTTTAATTCCTCTTTCCCATCCAAAATCTGGAGTATCTGCTGGTGTTGGACTTACTGAAAGATTGCCAATAGGATCTTATATTCAAATTGATGATGAGATTATGAGAGTCGCATCAACATCGATTACGGGTTCAGATAAACTGACCGTTCTTCGTGGTGTTTTCTCATCAAATGTTGGAATACATTCCGATACTTCATTAGTCAAAAAAATTAATGTAATTCCTGTTGAGTTCCGCAGACCATCAATTATTCGTGCATCGGGACATACGTTTGAGTATCTTGGATATGGTCCAGGTAACTATTCAACTGGTCTTCCACAAGTTCAAACAAGAACTCTGACAGAAAAAGAAGAGTTCTTAACACAATCTCAAGAAAGATCTGCTGGTATTGTTGTTTATACTGGTATGAACAACAGAGGTGACTTCTATATTGGTAATACCAAGAAATCTTCTTCGACTGGTGAGGAAACTTCATTTGATACTCCAATTCCGACAGTTACTGGAGAAGATCCCGCAAGATTGAGTGCAATCTTTGACGAAATTACTGTTAAGGAAAGAATTGTTGTTGAAGGTGGAGATTCACGTCAAATTCTTTCACAGTTTGATGGACCTGTTACCTTTGGTGGTGAAGTAAGAATTAAAAATACACTAGCACTTATTGGTAAATTAAGAATACTTAATACTACAAATAGTACCGGTATTGGAAATGGTTCTGTTGTGATTGATGGTGGTGTTAGTATTGCTAAAAATCTTTTTGTTGGTGGCAATACAAACATTACAGGAGATTTTGATGTAACTGGAAACACTACTTTTTCAACTATAGTAGCAGCAGGTGCAACATTTGGCAATATTCAAATTGCCCAGACTGATGATAATACTATTGATACTTCATCTGGTGATTTTAAAATAAGTTCTATTGTAGGATCACTTGTTGCAATTCAAACAAATACCACAATTACTGGTATTTTGAGTGTAACTGACGATATTACAGCATTCTGGTCCTCCGATGAAAGATTAAAGGATAATATTACTCCAATCCATGATCCTCTATCAAAAGTCATTTCAATCAGTGGTAATACATTTGATTGGAATGATAAGTCTAATAAGTCGGGAAATGATGTTGGATTGATTGCACAAGAGATTGAAAAAGTTCTCCCAGAAGCAGTTACAACAAGAGACAATGGATACCTTGCAGTTGATTACCATAAGGTTGTTCCTCTGCTTGTAGAGGCAATTAAAGAACTCTCTGGTAAGGTCGATGCACTTGAACAAAAATTACAGGATAAATAACTCTAAAGCTTATAATAATGGCAAATATTAGGAAGTCATTTAATTTTAGGAATGGTGTTCAGGTTGATAATGATAATTTCATTGTAAATTCGAATGGTCTGGTGGGGATTGGAACATCTATCCCTACTGAATCTCTCGATTTGATTGGAAATGCAAAAATTACTGGATTTACAACAACAATAACCTTAGGAGTTGCACAGACTGCAAACTTTTATAATGATCTAAAAGTGGGACCAGTCAATATAGATCCTAGTAGTGGAGTAATCACAGCAACAAAATTTGTTGGAGATGCCTCCGGTCTTCAAAATATTTTCGCAATTTCAACAACTGGTTGGATTTCACAAGGAGTAGGATTACATACATTTAGATCGATTGGTATTGGAACCACAAATCCAGTATATAATTTACAAATAGGAGGAGACCCTGCCACAGCAACTGGTGCGGGTTTTGATGGTGGAAATATTCTTGCAAGTGGTATAGTTACTGCAACTAGTTTTGTTGGAAATTTAACAGGTAATGTAACTGGTAATGTAACTGGTGTAGCTGCATCTGCAACTAAACTTGAAACTGCGAGAGATTTTAATATCACTGGTGATTTAGAATCAAGCACTATATCTTTCGATGGAACAGGTAATGTTAGTTTACCATCTGAACTGTCATCTAGTTTCAGTGCAAATACAAGTGGTATTGTAACTGCGAGTAAGTTTGTTGGTCCTACAGAATCAACAACATCAACGATTACTACCGGAACAATTACCACAGGAACAATCACGAATGCAAACATCACTAATGCTGATGTTGGTATTGGAACCTTTGATGATTTAAGAATCAATAAATCTGCTGCAGCAAGTCTTGTTGTTACGAGTACAACAAACTCATCTGTAAGTATTGGTGAATCTGTAGGTGCAGGTAATAGTAGTGCCCAGTTACTCTATACACCAGGCACAGGACGTTTGGATATTAATAACTACGATGTTGGTGGAGTCAGTATCAATCTTCATGAAGGGACTGGTACAGGCACAACAGAAAGTTTCAATGTCAACTATGACAATTCAACACAGTTTGAAGTCACTTATGATGGAAAAGTTGGTGTAAATCGTGGTGGTGCTGCATTAGAAAATAATTTAGAAGTTGGTGGTGATGCTCTTATTACTGGAAATTCTCAAATTGTAGGTATACTTACAGTCGGAACAGGTTCAGAACAAGTAACTCTTGGTGATGGTAGTCCTATACCAGTTTCAGATAGTCAAAATTTTAATACTTTAAGTGGAATTAGCACATTTAATAAGTTGAGTGTGCAAGATATTCAAGTTGGAGGAGGAATAACAGTATCTTCTGATGTTTATGTTGGAAATGACGTTGGTATAGGAACAACAACAAACGTTGGTTTTGCTACTGGAGGTATTAATCCAAAACTTCAAATATTTGGAGTAGCATATTCTACAGAAGGATTCATATCCAAGCAGACACTTGGAATTACAACAAATATTGACGGATCTTTTCAATCAGATCCTAGAACAATTCCAAGTGATTTAGGTTCAACAATTCCATTCTTGTCTTATGGGGATTTCCAAGTTGATAGTGGTGCAGCAGGATTTATTTCATCTAATTTTCTAATAGTTCCTACAGTTGGAGTTGCTACCGTAGGATTTGGATCAACTAATCTTGGAATAATTTCAAAAAATCATATACCAGGTGGAAGTGAATCAGAATACTTATCATCAGTTGGTGTCAATACTTACTTTGCAAGGTCTGTATTTGATGTAGGAACTGCTTCTACATCGATGAATAGTTATTTCATTCCTCCATCATTAACAGAAACTCAGATAAGTGTTGTTAGTAATTTATGGCAGAATCCATCTGGATTTGGGACAGTACTTTCAAGAAAAGTTACTCCAAATGGACTTGTTCCTGGAGGATTAGTATATAACTCCTCAAGAGATAACATCCAGATTAGAAATACTGCATCATCATTTAGAAACTTAAGTCCTGTTGTTGCATTTGGAACTATTGTTAGTGGTGCAGTACCAACTCCTGCTGACGGATATAATTTGGATGCTCCAGCAAACAGCACTAATGATGCAAACTTTAGTTTTAGCACTGCATTACAATCAGCAAACTATACGGTAATTGTTTCTAATACCGGAACATCAACATTTACTGTTCCTGAAGTGAATAAAACAACTGCTGGATTTAAAATTACTTTTAGTTCTAGTGCTAGCACCAAAAGTTACTCTGTAATGATACTTCAAGTATAAGGACTTGACAAGACTCTAAAAACCATGTAGACTACCTTTGTTAGGGTTGAAGAGGAAGCTATAAGACACTTTAAGAACCGTCTACCAGGTCGCACTGGGGACGGTTTTCTGCTATAATAAGAAGGTAATCGAGGGACACCTTTGACCATCACTCTCAGACCCCATCAACGCAAAGCACTGAATGAGATGCTGGCATATGACAAAGGTCAGTTGATCATCCCTACGGGTGGTGGTAAGACCTTGTGTATGATACATGATATTGTTGAGAATCAAAAGTATATTGATAATGGTTCTACTATTGTTGTTGTAGCACCCCGTATTCTGCTTGCAGAGCAACTTTGTAGTGAGTTTCTTGAGGTAATTGATACAACTCACACACATGTGATGCATGTTCATAGTGGTGAGACTTCACACTTCTCCACAACAAAAGCAGAAAAGATCAATCTTTTTGTAAATACTGCTAGAACTGCTGGTGAGAATGTAGTAATCTTTACCACATATCACTCTCTACATCGTCTTGTAGAAGCAGATATCGAAGTCAACACGATTTACTTTGATGAAGCGCATAACTCAGTCCAACGTAACTTTTTCCCTGCTACGGAGCACTTTTCTGCTGATGCTGATCGGTGTTACTTCTTCACTGCTACTCCTAAGCATTCTCTCTCTATTTACAAGCCAGGGATGAATGATTATGAGGTCTACGGTAAAGTCATCTGTAACATTCCTGCTCCTACATTAGTAGAGCAAGGATACATTCTGCCACCTAAGGTTGTTGTAAAGCAACTGGATATGGTTCAGGACAAGCAAATGATTGCCGACCGTGATTGTCAGAATCTGATTGAGACAATTGATGAGAACTCACTGGATAAGATTCTGATTGCCGCACGTTCTACCAAACAGATTATCAAACTTCTGAGTCAATCTGATTTCCGTAATGAACTAGCAAAACGTGGTTATTCCTGTCTGTATATTACATCCAAGACTGGTGCAATCATTGATGGTCAGAAAGTCAATCGTGAGGTATTCTTTGATACTCTGAATGCATGGGGTAAAGATCCTAACAAAAAGTTTGTTGTTCTTCATCACTCTATTTTGTCTGAAGGTATCAACGTCAGTGGACTTGAGGCGGTGTTGTTCATGAGAAACATGGACTATATCGGTATTTCGCAAAGTATTG